AACAATTTACATTTATTTAATTATAACTTTGATCTTGGTGCCGAAAGTGGGACTTGAACCCACACGGTATCGCTACCATCAGATTTTGAGTCTGACGCGTCTGCCAATTCCACCATTTCGACATAAAACGTACTTATAGCCTAACCTTTACCTTAACCACGTCAGATTATTACATGTTTACCGCATAAGATTAATACATATATATTATACACTATTAAATTTAAAATTCAACCATTTTTTCAAATTTTAATAATTTTATATTAAATTTATTATTTCCATACTATAAAAAATGCACATATGATTTATAATTCACATGTGCACTAATTTAATATTATTATGTTTTCTCAATTAACTGGTACTAACAGATAATATTACAGCACCTATTAATATTATTACTATAATTGCAGCACTAAATATTAAAAATGAAGTTATTAAAATTTTGACAATATTACCAATGCCACTTTTCTTCATTATTCTACCACAGTTAATACATTTTTGAGCTGTATCGCTCACTTCTTTCCCACAATCAGGACATTTAATCAAAGCCATAATTTTTCCCCCTATTATTTATAATACTACTATTTTATTTTTTAAATTCTGTTACAAAATCTGTACAACTATTAACAAAAATTGTTAATAAATCAGAGTAATTACTAATTATTTCTATATATTTTTTCGTACTTTCAGCTGCGGCTTTAGATACAGTTGTTAAGCCCATTGATGAGTTACTTGTTTTATACAGCACAATAATCTTATAATCTTCATCAAAAAAGTTCATCAAATCATATAATTTTTTGTCCATATTTTCAGTAGCGGTGATAAGATTGCCATACTTAACTTCTTCTCCTTGTTTTATAACATCTTTTTTAGATTTTAATAATTTTTCATAAGTATCTAATATATCTGTATATTTTTTTGTATATGTTATAATATCTTCTGGTTTTTCTATACCAGTTATTGGAGCATTACTAAGTTTAAACTCCATGATTTCACCATAAATTTGTTTTGTTTTTATTAGTAACTCTGCTCTTGAATCAGATATAGCCTTCTCTTTTGCTTCATTTGCTTCAATTATCTTTTGTTGATTATAATCATTTATAGCTAAACTAGTATAACAACCTATTCCAACAATAAAAACTATCAATAATACTATAAATTTTATTTTACTTTTAATATTTAAATTCATAAAAATATTATCTTTTTTAATATTTTTCACAAAACATATTGATGCTACAATTAATAATATTAACAATATTACTATTTCTATAATAATACTTTTGTTTTTGGTTAAAATTTCTTCCAAACTTAAGAAAAATGAAGCGTCAATTAAGGTAATTAAGGCAATTGATTTTTGTACCAAAAACACCAAATCAAACACTATGAATACACCGATAAATAATTTGAATATTATATCAACATAACTATTTTTTTTTACTTTTACATTTTCCACAACTTTTCCCCCTTAAATTAATTTAATTCCATATACTTAGTGATTCTTTTTACATTCAATTGTTCTTTATTTTCACTATTTTTAAAATAATCTCCGCCATCTTCCATAACTTCATGAAGTTGATTAAATACAGTTGTATCTCTTATGGAACCACCATAACTATTCGTTGCATTGTAGTCAACAATTAAAATCTCATTCCAACCGTTTTCATCTGCTTCAAACTTTCCTGAACCATCTAGAAAATATACATTATGTATAACTAAAGATTCTGGGTCTTTCAGTGATTCCTTAAGAGTATTAATACACTGTACTGCATACTTTTCTTTTTCAGTTAATACTATATTATTTTCTTTATAAATTACTATCCCAAAGACTATAATGCAAATAAATATAACAATAGAAATAATTGAAAATATTTTATTTTTTCGTGTTGAAAAACATTTATCTATAATTTTCTTCATAAAAATCCCCCCTTTAATAACTCATTAGTTCTCCCATAAATCCTTTGTAATTTCTTCAATATGTTTTTTTCTATCACTCGTTGCTTTATTATCAATTGATATTTTATCATTCTCAATGTATAGAACATCGCCGCCTTTAGCACCAATTGGAATTCTTGATTTATCTATATCAATCATACTTCTATCTTCTTTTTCACAAACTGCATAATTTCCTTCAAATCTATCTATAATTACTTTCATATACCCCTCCTATTCTGGTGGATGACATACGCCACAAGGGCCATAATTTAATTTAGCATCTTGCAGACTTATTGGTATTTTACTTTTACTTAAATATCTACAACCTGCTACATGATATTTTGTACCCGTATCTGTTACATAGACTTCAGTAGTTACTGGCGTAACAACTGGAGCTGGTGTAATCACAGGCACTGGCACTGGTACTACTACTGGTGCTGGTGTTACTGCTGGTGTTGTCGATGTTGTATTAGTAGCTGCGCTAACAGTCGTACTAGAGTTAAAGTTATAACTTCCTGGCTTACAGTTAAAAGTAATATTGGTTCCATCACTTGTAGCAATTATAGTACCTAATTCATCTGTCCTGTACACAGGTATACCTGCGCTCTTTAATCTATCCATTGGTAGCTGATTAGGATGACCATAACTATTACCTTTACCAACACTTATTACTGCATATTTAGGGTTTACCTCATTTAAGAAATTTTGTGATGTTGAACTCTTACTAGCATGATGACCTACCTTTAATACATCAGCATGTAAATTTAAACCTTTAGCTAACATTTCTGATTCAGAGACTGCCTCTGCATCACCTGTTAGTAAAAAACTGTTATTACCATATGTTAATTTAATAACTATTGAATAATCATTTGCATCGTCATATGATGATGCGTTAGGAGCCATTACTTCAAATGTAGCTTCCCCTAATTTAAATACTTCACCTACATTTGGTGAATATAATTTCATTCCTTTATTTGTTACTGACATAACAAAATCTTCAAATGTAGCTGTGGTAGCTGTTTGTTTAGGAAATAATATTTTATCTATTCCAAATGTATTTATAACTTGGTCTAGTCCTCCTATATGGTCTTCGTGTGCGTGTGTACCAATTACATAATCTAGCTTAGTTATTCCCTGAGATTTTATATACTGTGTTACTAGACCTGCATCTGCGTTATTGCCACCGTCTATAATCATAGAGTAATTTCCTTGCTGTATCAATATACTATCTGCTTGTCCTACATCAATGTAATGGACTTTAATATTCCCTGTTGCAATAGATGCTGCTGGAGCGCTACTAGCATTAGTTTCAACTACTGGTTCAACAACAGTCGGAACTATTACTGCAGAAGTAGGTTGTTGGTCTTCATTATAGATGTTAACCAAAGCATCTGCCTTATTTGATTCACTTAATTCAAGCCTAGCTATATTACTTTGCTTTTGCTCTGCTGATAAGTATCCAGAACTAACACCTGTAACAGTTGAGAAGAAAATTAATATTGCAAATGAATATAAAAATATACCTGCATATCTTTTAACTTTAACTTTCTCTTTTAAAAGTGGAAGCTTAGCCCTTATATTCTTTATATTAGCTATTAAGATATATATAGGAACTATTAGTGAAAGCCCCTGTACTAGACCTATAATTTTATCTGTAAATGTATAGCCTTCAGAATAAGCCATTAAAAAACTTATCATCATTAAATATGAAAAAATTATTATACACCTTATAAGCAATGATTTTTTTGTTCTAAACCCTGGTATCTTACCAATTATTTTTTTAATATCCATAAAAACCCCCCATAAACACTTGATGTATCAATTATACACATTTTTTTATATTTATTTGTCGAAGTTTGTAAGATAATGTAATTTTATGATAAAAAAGAGCAGATACTCAATATCTGCCCTAGGGTGATTAAATTCACTTCCAATTTATCATCACTTACTTAACTTATCTCTTTGCTTCCCATATAAGAATTATAACATTTTATTCTGTAAATTCAATAACTTCGACATATCTAGACAAGAAATCTGCATTAATTCAATTACTTCGACAAGTTTCGACAAGAATAATTATATTTTTCTGATATATTTGTTGTGAGGTGATTATTTTGGAAGTTGAATTTACAGATACCTATACTCCTGCAAAATTAGAAGAGTTAGAAAAATCTTATAATAGTATTAAAACTGAGGTGGATAATTTAAAAACAGAAACAACTGCTCTTAAAGAAGAAATATCTACAACTAATAATAGCATATCAGAGTTCAAAGATAGTATGTATAGTAATTTTTTTTGGATTACATTAATAATTTCTATAGTAATAGGTTGTGTTATGTATAAACTAGGAAAATTAAGAAATAAGGAGTGATTTTATGGCAACTAAAACAAAAGTTATTATATCTTATATTCTAATATTTGCTTTTATTTTGTACTCTTCAATTTCTATATATTTTTGGTCTGAAAATAAAAATAGTGAATTATCTAGTTTAGAAAACAAGGTGAAATCACAAGATACTAAAATAACATCATTAGAAAAAGAAAGTAATGATTACCGAGTTAAAAATATTGGTTTAAAAATACAAACCGTATTTATGGATAATAATATTGTTTTAATAAATTCTGATAGCGCTAAAATTTACCACAAATATAATTGTGTAAATTATGATACATCAGGTGGTTTTTATGCTTATAATGTTAACGCTGCAGTAAGCCAAGGATACTTACCATGTAGTAAATGCAGTGCACCTATTCCAGTAAATTCTTCAATTGAAAGAACTTATATGGTATACGTTACCGCTACGGGTAAAAAATATCATTCTGATGGATGCCAATACTTAAGTAAAAGCCAAATACCCATTAGCTTAAAATCAGCTACTCAAAACGGCTATTCAGCATGTTCTGTTTGCCATCCTTAGGTAGGGAAAATAAAAGAGAAAGTTGTTACACTTTCTCTTTTCATAATTGAACATTACTTTGGATATATACTCTCATGTGTTAATAGATATGCATAAAGAAACAGTTGAAAAACTAGGTAGCATATCTTTTAAATAAAATATAACATTTAATAAAATAATTATCTATACATATTTGCCGCATAGAATTCTGTCTCGGATTTGTTTACATTCTTATTTTTCATAATAAAACCATAGTTAATTCCTATGTCATCTTTACTATTTACTATTTGTTTATACATTTTACTATGAGGATAATAATACTCAGGTACAAATCTTATACCTTTCCCCCATATATCTACTCTTATTATACAATCATATATATTTCCATCTACATCATTATACAAACAAAGTAAAAAAATTGGTTGAGCTCTATGCATTAAATCTTTTTCAATATAATCACCCGATGGTTGTCTTATGGATACTTTTTCATCATATTTAAAAAGTATATTACACACAATATCTTTTTCTTCTTTATCCTGTATGTTACACTCTAAATTATCTTGTATATATGCTAACCCTTTCTCCTCATTGCCATATTTTAGCTCAGTAAACACTTTCTTCCCATTAAGTAAATTGTAAAAATGAATATTTAAGGCTGGACCCATTCCTATATTTTTTATAGAAATTGTGATGTATTTATTATGTATAATATCAATGCCCTTGCTTTTATAATTGTATAACAAATAGCTATGTCTCCATTCATCTGGCATAGCTATTATCTTAATATAATCAATAGTTATAAAAGGCCTAACATTTGATTTGTTTTGTTCTTTAATTTGAAAAGTTGTGTTCTTATTTACGTTATTAATAGTAAAATATATTGTTACAATAGGTACAATTATAGGTATTGCTATATCTCTGAAGATTATATAAAATATATTATAAATTTGAAAAAGCAAATCTAGATTTGATACTGACATATTTATCCTCCTTTTTGAATTATTATATCACTATACCTTATAGTATTCAACATAATGTTAGAAAAATGTTAGAAATTGTCATTAAAACAAAAATAAACAGTTATACATTAAATGTATAACTGCCTAGAATTACTGGTATGTGCTATAATTATATTAAAAGGAGGATAGCTATGCAATCAAAAAAAATGTCTATAAGAGTGGCATCACAAATACTTGGCAAATCTCAACAATTTGTTAGAATAGGTCTGCAAAGGAATATACTGCCATTTGGTTATGCAATAAAAATGAGCTCTATATGGACATATCACATTTCACCTAAATTATTTCAAGAATACATAGGAAAAGTAGAATACTAATTCCACTCATTTGAAATAGTTAAAATTTATTTTAATTACTATTTTCTGATAGCATTCTTTTTATAATCCTATCAATTACTTCTTCACCTTTTTTTACTCTTCTTTTTTCTTCATCAGTTTGAGGTTTTACTATTCTAATTGTTACTTTCAATCAAATCACCTCTTATATAATTTGCCTTTTTGTATTTTATATAACCTATTAACAATATTTAGTGAATTATAGCTATTAAATATTTCAAAAAAGAAACAAAAGATAAAAAATTACCACCTACTAATACAAATGCATAATAGGTGGTTTATTTATAGAGATTTTATAATATTACTTGCTTCTTCAACAAAATCTTTTTGATTTGGTTCAATGTCATAATTTACATTACAATTAATTCCTTCATCTAAGCTAATAATTTTTTGTTTAATTATATCAAAAATATTTTTACCCTTCAAAATTTGATTAAAGTCTAATAAATTAAAGTCTATAATATAAAAATAGTCTCTCCCATTTTTATGCTTTTCTATTAATTTTATTGCTTTACATAAACCTAACCCAGCATTCCATCCACCATAAGTCCCAGTAAACCCTTCTATAGAAAAAATAATAGCAAGGTTCATATCTAAAGTAGTCATAACAGAATATACCTTTCCAATTATGCTCACATCAATTTTACCACTATAATTTTTACATTCACCTAAAAATGCAGTAGGTAAATATAAATATCTAATTATTTTATCTTTAGAATCAATTTCACATGGTATTTTACCTACCCCATTGTAAAAATTAAAACCTTCTTTACTTAATGTAATTAATTGGTCAATTTGATTAATTGATGTTCTTGCATTATGTTTAACGGTATAAAAATAAGATTTTTCTATTAAAAAATTAACTAATTTTTCAAGTTTTAATCCCTTTTCAGATGTGGTTCTACTTGCACTTTTTAAATTATCTAATAGTGTTTTATAATCTTTAGCATTACTCTCACTTAGTTTCGTATACTCAGTAATCAATTTTTGACTTAACTCTGGTTGGTCATTAAACAATCCTATAACTTTATCAATTGTTAATCCATCTGAATTTCCACTAAAATCACTCATTTGCATTAACGACCTTATATATTAATATCATATCAATATCTTCTATATCATATCCACAATGCGCACAAACTTTTTCTCTAGCTTCACTTATAGTTTTGCATATATCTCCTTGATACTTTTCACATTTATGACAATATATTTCATAATTTCTTTCTAAAAGTTTTTCATTTGCAATAGATTCCAATAAAATATATACATCTTTAATGTCTAACCCTACTTCTCTACTAACAGCACCAGGATATATATATTGATTAATTTTATAATATTTCATATACTCTAATAATTTATCAGCTTTTTCACTAATTGAAGGTTTATTAAGTTTCTCTATAATTTCCAATAAAAATTTCTCTAACATAATTCATCCTCTCCTCATCTGAACATAAAGGATACCTAAAATTAAACATACTGTAATCAGTACCTTTGTAATTATGTGTAATATATACTTGATGCTCAATATTTTTAATACTAAATATAATACCTACTGAAGGGATATCTGATGTTTTATTAATATTTTCAATAAACTCATTTAAGATAGATTTTATTTTATGTGTTTCTTCATTTTTTTCAAACAAGTCAATATTTTCTCTAATTAATTCTTCTAAATCACCTAAAATAGGTATCAGTTGATTTGGACTTGAATCAGCATCCAATTTTGCTTTTGCGCCACTTGAAAGTCTCATATCCTTAATTATAATTTTAACCGGGTTGAAGTTTTCTATACTTATATCATCATTAAATTCAAAATTATCTAAGTTTTTAATTGTATTTTTAAAACATATACCTGAGCATTCAAAACCTAATGTTTTTAAATTTTCTTTGATACTTTCTCTGTAAAAATCTTCTTTATTTTGAAATTGTATAGCAACCTTTGATAATCTAATTTCAAGTATCTCATCATTATTAACTTTATGTATTACATTTATAATAGGATATTTGATTTTTATACCATCATTACTTGTTAAATAAATATTATTTTTAATATACACCCTATCATTTTTTTTATAGATATACACGTCATGTTTATTCTCAACATCATTCGGATTATAATTAATGATATCTTTACAACTTTTATTTTTCTTAGTAATTTTTAAAAATAGTCCATATGAATACTCTCTTTCAAATTCAAGTTTTTCTATAGTTTTTTCTGTTTGAAAGTTATCCACATCAAAAATTTTATTAATTTTTTCTTCATATTCTAATTTAGATAGATTAATAAATTTGTCTTCTATAAAATTAGTTTGTGCATTAACTTCTGAATTTTTAACTTTATTCTTTATGAAACCTCTTTTTTCTAATTCTTTTATTATATTTTTATTTAAATATTGCGGGTAATTATACCTCAATGTGCTTTTAAGTATATTAGTATATTCTGATTTTTCCATTATTTAGTACCTCTAAATTTCTAATAAGTTATATTAAAAGTCATTATATCACAATAAAATTTCTTTTTCAATACATATATCATAAAATTTTACATTTTTTTCCGACATAATATTACAAAATTTAGAGTTTAAAAAATATAATCATATTATTTTAACAAATATAATTATAACATCTATATTAAAGTTTGTTTATCTAAATCTGTCACTATTTTATGTTTTATATGTCAAGTTTTAATGTATTTTATAATAAAAAGTTATTATTATTCTTGCTAACATCCATTAGTATCTCAAAATTTGACAAAGTAATAAATTATATGTATAATATTACCAGGTGATAATATGTTTTCAAATATAGCATTGATTTTGAGTATTTATAACAAAATCTTATGTATTAATAATTTACCAGAATGGATATCTGCTATTGGTGGCATTATTGGTAGTATTTTAATTCCTGTCCTATTATGGAAAATGAATAAAATTGAAAGTAAAAAAAACGAAGTATATTTAAAAAATGAAACAATAAAAAACGATGAAAGTCTAGCCATTGAAAGAAAAGCTAAACTCCACTCACTCCTTATGCCCTCAATAAATGAGATTATTAGTATTAAGTTAGACTCAGAATTAGATAGTATATCAGATATACCAGATGAGAGTGCTAGTATTATAATATTAAACCAATCTAGTATAAATAGTAGTAGTAATGGTAAAATATCTACACTATTAATTATTCTATCATTTGATAATAAGACAAACATTTTACCCTTTAAAGCAATAATTAATAATATGTCTCTGTCTTTTTCAAATGGCTCACATAACATTGATAGTAATATTTCATTTAGATTTAAAAATATTAATGATACTTTTAAGACTATTACAATTTCAAATATAATTACTTTAGAAGTCATGATTATAATTTCTAAAGAGCAGATAAATAATATAATCAACATGGATAAAAGTTATAATAGTATTAATTTAAAATTTGATATTAATTATAAAAACAGTTTTAAAATTATAACATCTGGTAGTTGTACGTATTCACTGGAAATAATAAATTCTACCAAATCTATGATATTTACAAAACCTAATTTTTGCTATTTTACTCCAAATGATATATATGAAGAAAAAACAGCGGAGAATTAACTCCGCTGTTTTCCTTCATAATTTAATCTGTTTTATTATACTCTCTTGCAATTATCCAAACATATCCAACCACTTGGACTTCTGCCCCAATCGCCTTTAACTTCTAAAACATCAAATATTGTACCATTAATATATGGTTTTGTTATTTCATTTCTATTTTTAATTCTAAAGTTAGTTCCTGCACCAGTTCTAACATTAACACCATCTGTTGTATTAACTTTGTATCTACCTATTGTATAGGCTGATTTTGGTGGATTAAGGTCTATCAGATAATTATTAGAATTATAAGACCCTTCCACATTAGGGATTCTCATATAAGGTGTTGGGTTTATTGCTACACTATTCTGTCTTATTTCATAGTGAGTGTGAGGTCCCGTTACATTTCCTGTTGCACCCATAACGCCTAATTTAGTTGTATAAGTTACTCTTTGATTTACTACTACAGCTATACTTTCTAAATGCGCATAATAATGTGCTAATCCAGTTGCATCTGCTACTACTTTTACATAATTACCAAATCCAGTTTTATCAAATGTCGCAGCAATTACTACACCTTCACATGTAGCGTAAACGTTTTTATTTGTTATCCCTACTAAATCTATTCCATGATGGATTCTATCTGAAGTACCTGCAAAACTTGCAGTTTTTCCATATGCCCATGTCACTTTAAAATCTCCATCAAACGGTAAATGTGTTATTTTCATTTTTTATTCCTCCTTCTATTTTTCTATTAATATTATAAAAAACAGCCTATCAGGAGCCATTTAGAGCCTTTAATTTATTTATCCCGTGTTATTTTACCTCTGTGTTTTCTATAATTTCTTTGTCATTGTCTTTTTTTAATTGTATTAAGATATCTTTCAATTTCTGTGGAAATGGTACCCCTAATTTCCCTGCATTCTCTACAATAGATATTCCTTCGTTAGCTATATAAAATAATATTGTCATATTTCTCCATATTTCAGTTCCAAGTACTTGGTCTATCATAAATGCCAGTCCTACTAAAACTATCATAAATACTTTTTTTGCAATTCCTTTGAATCCAACTGCACTAGATAATTTTTTCTCAATTGTAGCGCATACTATTCCAGTTAAATAATCAGTTACAATAAAAATTACTAACACTGATAATAACATGTCCCAGCCTCCTAAAAAACCTGCTATTGTTGTTCCTATTGCTGCAAATATTAAACATATTAATTGACCTACTTCATTTAAATTTGTAAACATATTTTCACCTCCTTCTTTCTCTAAAAAAATAAAGACAGTCATCTATTCGATAACCGTCTTTGAACATTACTTTATAGTTATGCTGTCCTTTTCCACATATAGACTGCTAAGTATGGGTTCATAATAACTGTCCAATCAGCTGCATAAGGCGTTGAAGTATAACCAACAACAGGAGTATAATGCGCAAACCCTTCATTATTTGCGTTCCCAGTACCAAATACAGTATATGTTCCATTTTGAGTTCCACCTGTCATTGGGTTTGTTGCTCCAGTTGCTACATAGTTTAACCTATCAGCTCTACCACTTGAAGCTCCTATTTGAGCTTTCATATCTTCTGCATAATGTCTGTGAACAGGTGTTGCAACTGCTGTTGCCCCTCCAGTTGCGTTTACTGGGTATGATGAGCTTGCCCCAATTAAGAATCTATCTTGTAATGCTACCCAAGTTCCTCCTAATATAGTTGCTGGAGATACATTTAAAACGCTCATATAAATTGAACCCATTGGATATATTAAGTTAATTAAGCTTGCGCTATTTACTTTAAGTTCTCCATTAATATTTACATCTGTTTTACCAATATCAAGCAAAGGTATTCCTTTCGTAACTGTCTTTGCACTTGTAATTGATTTAATCTTATCTGTTGCTACAAACTCAAAGTTATACTCTTTTTGGAAATCGAAAGCTGTTCCCAGCGTTCCGCTATAAGTAAATGTGTTTCCACTCTTAACCGCAGTTAGTGTTGTATAAGTTGCGCCCCAAGCTGCTGTTGATTCTTTACTTCTAAACTTAAGTTCTAATGTATTTGCTACTGTTCCAAAAGTTGAGTTAAAGTATTGAGCAGATAACGTAACATTAATTGTATTGCTTGTTGTATTTATTCTTTCAGTTATAACGCTAGTAAAGGCTAGTGCAGTATAATCTAAAAAAGTTTTAGTTACTATTGCGCTGGCTGTATATCCTCTGCTGTCTTTTGTTGTTACTGTAAATACATTACTCATTACGTTGTTAAGAGTTACAGGAGTTGTTGAAGCTGTTAAGCTTCCGCAAGTTACTGTTCTCTCAACTATTGTTGCGCTATTCTTTGCAGTTGCAGTTATAGTAGCTAAAGCATTACTGTAACCTTTAACTATTGTATTATTGCTTCCTGTTAGCGCAACTGTTGCGGTGTTACTATCAACTACTGTTGCAGTAACTGTTGGCTCTGAGCCTGTTACATACGCTGTAAATCCGCAATTGCTTGAACCTATAAGAGTTCCTCCGCTATATGTATGGCAAGTGATTCCTCCAACTCCAGCTTTGGCGTTTGGAACTTGTGTATAAAAATCAGTTGGCGTTTGCCAACCTATTGAAGTGTTAGCTGTTTGTGTTGCTATTGTTCCACTTAAGTTTCCAAAGCCATATACAAGGGTATGAGTAAAGCTTGCGCTTGCTCTATTAATATTAATTGTTGCAGCAGAGCCAATATTGAAATCTGCGCAAGTTACTGAACTCGCTCTTGGTATTGTTGACAATGCTACTGCATAACTATTTGTCATTGCAACTACGCCTAAGTTTGTCCCACTAAAATTTATTGCAAAGTTAAACTGTCCTCCAATTTCTCCTGCGTTAATGTTTCTTGTACCATCTGCATTATGCCATAATGTAAAGCCACCGCTACCTATCCAAACGTTAAATGGGCCATTGCCTAATGTTAAGCTCTTTGTCCCACTACCATTTCCAACTGCCCAAGCTCTGTTGCTCATACTTGTTATATAGTAACCACTCGCAACCTCTAAGAATAAACCGCACCATACATAAGAGCTGTTGTCAGTAATATTCTGAGTTACACTTTCATAATCTAATCTTAATGTTAAACCTGTTTTAACTGTTGTATAAAAACTTGCTATTGCCATAGTATATTACCTCCTATCCTATCCAATGTATATGCGTTCTTTTTTCGCCGCTAATTGTATAACTCATTATTCTTAAATTACCAAGTATAGCTTCATTTTGTACTGTTAAGTTGTATGTGCTTGCGCCATCTTTGTCATATTTAGCTATTTGTTTATCATAAGAATACATTGTTGTACCTGTATTGTTCATTGTTGTTTTAAACTCGCTTCCTGTCTTACCAACAGTTATTCCATTAATATCAATTGTTACTGTTGTATTGTCTAATGTAGAAACTCCATTATTTATAATATTGTTTATTGATACCTCTAATCCTTGAGCAGTTAATACCTGCTGTGCTTGTTGGCTTTTCAATAAGTTAATGTTGTCCACGTTTGTTCCCTGCATAGCATTAACTTGTTCTGCTGTTAAATAATCGTTATTAATCAGTGTTTCAACATTAGAAACAGAACTTGTTATGCTAGATATTCCTAAATCTATGCTCACTAATTTCCCATCTAGTCCAGTTATTCTTGAAGTAGACATTTGACCAGAAGTTATAAAATCTGCTACTATTTGTCCATCTGCTGTTATAGCTATTCCATAAGTGCCATTAACACCTGTAGAACTGTAACCTAATCCACCTTGGTTCCAGCGCCAAATCTTTTGAGCTGTTGTTATGTTATTTGTATCCATTATGAATAATTCATTCTGAGTTTTATATACATAGCCACCAAGCGCATTTGTAATTTGATTAGTAGCGTTTTCTTTTGCACTTGTTAATATGTTAGTGCTGTTAATATCATTAAATTTTATTATTTCTAGTACTTTATTTAATACACTAGTTACATAATTCTCTTTTACATTTCCAATTTCAAAACTCTCATAAATCTTTGATAGACAATTGTAAGTTGTCTTCACTATTTTCAAACTTAAACTTAAACCCATGTAAGGTATAATTGCTTGAACTGTGTCACCCAAATAAATACTTTCAAATGAACTGTAAAGCTCGTAATATTCTTGCACTTTTGATAATTCTACAAAATTAACACTTATACTTACAGCAGGTTTATCTATTCCTCCAGCATATAAGTTCTGAACAGCATCTCTTAATTGTTGTTGAGCCATTGTTTCTGTAATAGAATTTTCTATATCTATCTTTATACTAGAAAATTCATAATCTCTATTTTTTATATTAGAGTAAATTCCAATCAAAGGACTATCAATATATTTTTCAGGTATATCTAATCCATCGTATCCTTTTGGATATAATCTTGTATATACTCCATTTTCATCTATGTCCCATTTTATTTCTGTAATATTTTTACCATATCTTATTTTTACTCCTCTATCTTGTCCTCTAGCTTGTAGAAATTTAACTAAGAAATTATCTCTTACTAATTCTCCACCCCAAGTATTTAAAAAAGAGTTCTCTGTGCCCATTAAAGCATCAACTACATTCTTTTTTACATAACGTGCAGCTGCTGCTTCTGGTATATCTGAAAAACTTGTAAATGCATTCGGTGATGTAGTATTTGCTAACATCCAATTCAAAGCACCAATGCCATTTTGATTTTGAGGGTAAACATCTTCTAAAAAAAAATCTGCTAAATCATAAAAAATATGATAAGCAGTTATTGTCTTTTTTGTTAGTGTATTTGATACAACTTTAATTCTGAATAATTGGTCATTTCCTGATACGTGTCCACAGGGGGCTTTTATTATATTACCAGTAATCAAACTTTCTGATAAAAAGCCTCTTGAGGGATATTCAAGAGTCAGTATATAGGAACTATTTAATTCCTCTTCTACTGTACAAATTAAAACATCCCTCAAAATTCCTAGTCCATTATTTTCAAAATTAGTAGTTGACTTATCATATAATTTAATCATATTAAAACCACCTATCTTCATATTCTATTTTTGCCGTAGTAAATGTTCCACTTGTAACTACGATTGATATATTATTACTTCCTGAATTTAATACAGGGAAATCATTACAATTCAATTTGTTATTTGCATTTGTCATTCCATTGTTTTCAGTACAATTTAACATTTCACTATCTATTGTAATTGCTCCAACTACATTAGTTAGAATGAAATTATTTGAATTTATTGTTATTTTAAAGCTACCAGTACCATTGACTGTTATAAGAGGTTGACTATTATAAGTCCCCTCAACTATTTCAATTTTAGATAATTCTGTTGGCTTCAATGTAACTGTTTTTTTAGCTACACTTTTAATAAAGGGCTGTGCTTCGAAATTAATTATAAAGTCACGCCAATATTTAAAGACTATATCGAACGGTATAGAATTAACCATTTGAGCCTCGTAATATTTACCTTCATCATCGCTTAAAATTAATGCTCCGCTACCTCGTAACCAATTTGCTATGTCGTATAAGTTCGCATCTTTTTTTAATCCGCACTCAATAGAAAATGAAGATGCTTCATAAACATCTTCACTTAATGTTAAGTATCCGTTTCTTCCTGGTATTGTTATTTTTTCTAACCTCTCAGCTGGTTTTGTATGAGAAGGAAGCTTCTTAACAACAATTCCCATATCTTTTGAATTTATATTTTTCCATATAAAATGTGCCATTACGCTACTCCTCCTTTTGCATAAGCTACTTGTTTTCTGTAGTATTCCATTTCTGTTACTACTTCTTTAATATCTTGACTTCTTGTATTATTGAAATTTGCTATATTTAAATTAATTGGACTGTTTACAGTTGTATTTGTAGTATTTCTTGATGTATTTACAGCTCCTAGCCCATATTCATATTGCATGTTCATATTTTTTGCTAGTGATTTCACTTTGTTTAATGAATTACTTACTGAATCTGTATTAGCATCAATACCTACCGCAATACCTTTTGGTATCCACTGTCCAACCTCATCAGCTAGAATTTTAGATGGCGAATGTATTCCTAATCCGTCTTTAATTCCTTTAACAAAGCTATCTACCATTTTTCCAACTGCACCAGTTAAGTTATTCCATGAATTTTTGATACCTTGTAATAGTCCGTCTACAATATTTTTACCTATGCTCATTACCTTATCAGGTAATCCTGTAAAGTAATTTACAAAGTTATTTATCAATCCTGGCATAGCTGATGCTATGTTATTTGCCATGTTGCCAATAAACTCACCTATTTTCCCGATTGTACTTAATAATGCTGACCAAATTTTACCTGGTAGTTCCCAGAAAAATTTAACAATCATTTCAATTGATTTTGGTATATTACTTATGAATATTGATAAAGCAATTGTGATATTTGTAAAGAAATTAGATAATGTGCCAATGATAAATCCTAAGCCATATGCTATTTTCTCAGGTATACTTACAATGAAATCAACTATAATTTTCAATAGTCCACTCAACATTTCTGGTATACTTGATATAAAATCAACAATTCCTTTTCCTACTCCCTTTAAGAAGTCCCATATTTGGTCACGGAATACGAATATTGCTACTCCTACTGCTACAATTGCTGCTATTATTCCTACAAATGCTATAACTGGTAAATTTAAGCTCCATGCTAACAATGTTATAGCTGTAGTTATTGTTGCAAATATTCCAGAAAGTACTCCAATAGCGGAACTTACAAAGCCTAATACACTTATAATTGGCCCTGCTGCGATTGCTAATCCTACAAACGTTAGTATTGTACTTTTTGAGCCTTCGTCTAATTTACTAAACCACCCTACAAGTTGACTTAATTTATCCATTATTTTAGTAATAGTTGGTAGTAGTGTAGTTGTTAATTCGCCCAATGTACTCGAAAATGCATCTTTTAATGTACTTAATTTACCTGTCATAGTTTGAGATTGTTTATCCATTGCACCGTAGAATCTGCCACCCTCACTAGTTGCTGTTTTAAATGCTTCTGTTACCATGTCCGCGCTTATTGCTCCATCTGACATATCATCTTTTAAATCTGACATTGACCTGCCTGTTTTTTCACTTATAATCTGTAATGGATTAAATCCTTGACCTACCATTTGTAATAAGTCTTGTCCCATTAGTTTTCCTGTAGATTGAACTTGCGCAAATGCCAATGTTAAACTATTTAATTTATCTTTATTACCCATTGATACATCGCCTAGCATACTTAATGCTGACATCGTACTTCCAGAACTCATGCCAAATGCTAACATAGTTTGACTTGCCTTAATTAAATCTGTAGTTTCAAACGGTGTTTTATTTGCCATAGTTTTTAAATCTAGTAACATACTAGTCGCTTTGTCAGCACTGCCTAACATAGTTTCTAAACCTGCTTGATACTGTTCCATATCAGCGTTGTATTTTACTCCTAATGTTGCTAATGCTACTAACGGAGCTGTTACACTTACCGTTAAAGTTTTACCCATCGTTGCCATTTTGCTTGATACTTTTTCCATAGCATCTTGCATCTTATTAAATAAATTAGGTTGTTTAATTAATTCACTATTAGTATCTTTTAAGTCTATTTGAAATTTATTTAATTGTGTACTTGCATTATTATATTTTATTTGTAAGTTCTGAGTAGCTACCGCATCCTCACCTTTTGTTGCAATACTAGTATCAAGAGCTGCTTTTAATAATGCTACTCTTTCTTTTTGTAAAGTAATTTTATCTGTAAGTCCAGTAATTTGTGTTTTTAATGCATCACTAGATTTTCCCATTGCAGTAAATCCACTAGTCCCTGATTTAATCTCACTATCTAAAACACTCATTTTTTTACTTATATTTGTTAGACCTGCTTGTAATTCAGTAGTATCGAATTTCAATCCTACCTTCATACTACCCAAGTCTGATGTATTTGCCATTTAATCACCTTCTCTTTTTATTCTCTTTTTTTCGTGAAAGTGTGTGTTTGTAGGCCTTTTAGAGACATTTGTATTTGTATGGTCGTATAACTTCACTCCTAAATAACGTCATCTATAAATCCTTGCTTGTCTTCTTCATTTTGCTGAAATCTTGAATATACTTTTAATTTATTTAAGATTTCTTTAAGAGTACTATGCCAAAATTCACTGTCCTTCATATGAAGTGTTTCTTTGCTTACATATAACAACCATTCCCAATCAAGAGGTTCTTTTACAAATTTTCTTGACTTTCTTCACCTTCTACTTCCACTTCTATTTCTTCTGTAACTTCTACAGTAGGCATTGAGTCACCAAGTGCTTCACTTATACTCTTTACAACTGCTTCTATATTTTCTAATTGAATTAATTTTCCTGCACCTGAAATAGTTATTTTTGAATTGTCTGCCTTAAGTAAAGCATAAACGAATGCTCTCATAGCTCCCAATGGTTTTTTCTCAAATTGAGCTAATCCTATTTCTATACTCCCGTATATATCCTCTATTTCTGCTAAGGCATTCATATCAAACATGCATTCATGAATTCCATCTGATAATTCTAAATTTATTTTTTTCGATTTTAAATCGTTTGCTTTCATTTTTTTATCCCCTTTTCTTTAATTAAAAAATAGCAGAAGAGTAATTCTCTTCTGCTATTTTTCTATTCTTATTATTATTTTTAAATTAAGCTACTGTTGCTTCTTGAACTGCTGTAAACCAAGCTGCTGTTTTTGTAGCGCTAGCTCCAGTTGCGTTTGCATCTAGACTAAATCTCCATTTTCCATCTTCTCTAGCATAGAAAACACCTTTTAATTTAGGTGTTTTACTGTCTATTTTATCAGCTTTTGATGAATATTCATCTTCACCTAGTTCGAATTTTCCTTTGTAAAGAATAACATAACGATATTTACCTGTTGATGTTAATGCTCTAAACATTAATGCGCCTACAGGAGCTATATCATTGCTAGTTTCTACTAGTTCTCCATTTTGAGTAGTTATTCCTTGTAATTTTGCTCTAATTTCATAAGTTAAATCGTTAGCTTCTATCTCTACATCAATGCTATCGAACATACCTACTACTTCTTCAAGAGAATCATCACTATACCATTTATCTGATGATGTCTTTGGACTTATTTTTACATTTATTGCTCTTGCAATTTTAAATGGTGCTGAATATGTTGCACCTGCTATTGTATCTGTCAATTGTGGTGCAAAATATAAATCTTTTACTCCTATTGTTCTCATTTTCATTCCTTCTTTCTTTTAATTTCTTAATTTTCGTCGTAATCTTCACTAGCTACAAATCTTGTAGCATAATGATAGACTTTTGTATCCTCTTCAAACAATTCTTGACCGTTTGTAAAAACAAAATCAGCAAGTTTCATTGCTGATTTAATTTGTTTTTTATAAATTGTGAAATCTGTTTTAGTCCATAAGTCAACTTGAACATAATGACCTAAAACTTCTATTTCATCATCAGAACTGCTCTCGCTAATCTCTTGATATTCAAAAAATGTTATGTAAGTTTCAGCTACACCTGAATAATTCAGTTTCTCAACTGGTAATCCTATTGTATCTAATGCTTCTTTTATTGTCATAGCCCTAAGTCCTCCTTTAAACTCTTACACATTACTGTGAATGCTTTGTTTTTCTTCGCATTATAAGAAGGTTGTATAAAAGGTCTAGCACGCATTTTTTTAGTCCCAAACTCTACAAACATTGCATAAAATCTTCTACTATTTTCTGTTTTTTTAACTCCTGTATATATTGAAAGGACACCTTCCTCATCTATTACATCACTCATTACGATGTCATCTTTTAGATGTTCTCCTGTATTTTCTTCGTCAACTGGAGTTCTTGCTACTATCTCAGCATGCAATACTTCAATACTCTTTTTTAATGCTTTATTAACCATTACATTCTTGCCATTTCCTAACTTATTTAATGCCTCTTGTATCTCTTCAAAACCTTCTATTTTAACTCTAGCTGCTGACATTATCACTCACCGTCTCGGCTACTATTTCATAAAATTCGTTTCTCTCGTCAATATTGTTCAAATATTGTACAAAAAAAGCTCTGCTATTATGAAGTATACGTAATTTAGCCTCATACTTGGTTTTTAATTCTTTGTTGTACCTGATAGTAAACTTTGAAGTCTTCTTGACATCAGTTGTATCAGCACCAAAAAATCTAGACCCATGAGTATTTTCTATTTTTGAATAGGCATTTATAATAGTTGTCCATGTACTTTCAGGGAAACCATTCTCATTTGTAATTGTAGAATATTCTTGTATAACTATTTTTTCTCTTAGTTCTCCTATTTGAGGTTTTTTTGTTGAATAACTCATAATATTCTCACCTCTTTATAGTAAATTGATAGAATATTTATCGATTATACTCTTCACTACAATATTTACCTTGCTATTTTCAACTATATATTCACGATGCTCGTACATATCATTACAAAGTACTAATAGAGCAAGTGCAAGGTCTGATTTTGTATCCGCAATAGCTTCAGTTATTCCTATTGTACTCAAAATATGTGATTTTGCTGAGGCTAAGATAATAGCAAGAATAATATCATCATCATTATTTTCAATTCTTGAATATTGCTTTACAATATCAATTGTTATTTCAGATATTTTCATTTACTATCACTTCCCTTTACTATTTTTTTGCCTTTATTTTCTTCTGTTTTTACTATTTCTGCATAGCCATTAGATACTAAATCTTCACAGATTCCAATGTATTCAGAATCTATAATAGAATTTTTTTCATATGCTACACCTGCAATAGATAATGAAAATTTTATTTTTATTTTCACAGTGTCACCACTTTCTTTTTATAAATTGAAAAGAAGACTATTTTTCAAGTCTTCTTTTATTTTCTAACTTTTATGACTACGCTTTCATTTGTAATACAGCAAGTTTTTGAACTTCTGTGATTTTAGAATCTAGTTCAATATAACCTACTACACCAACTGCATGAGAAGTTGCGTATTTTTCTACTAATACTTGTATTTCTACTTCTTGAGCTAATTTTATAGATAGTGCTGACATATCTCCATATGCAATAACTTTATTTCCAGCGCCTATTACAGCAGCATTCTCAGAAACATATACAGGTTTTCCTAGTAAAGTGTATCCAAAAGCTGAAGTTATATCTTTATTTAAAAGATAAGCTCCTTCTAAATCCTTTAATTTTCTTATTGATTTTCTAGTTGCTCTGTTCATTATAAAACAAGCATTAGTTTGTAAAACATCAGGGATAGAATCTTGTAAGTCAATTAGCTCGTCCACAGTTATTGCTGTAGCACTTGCAGTTGTTACGATATTTGCACTAGAGAATATTCCAGTCATTTTACCATCAGTTCCTATTAAACATTCTTTTTCAATAAATCTAGCTATTGCTTCTGCAACTTTTTTAATAACGAATGCTACTAAATCAAATCCTGGTTTGTTTATTAAAGATTTAGATATTTTAGCTAATACTCCTATAACGAAACCTTTTAAATCTACAGTATTGAATTTTCCAGTCCCTTCAGTTAATTCTGTGAAATCTTCTGAATATGCTGCTCCTATAGATGTTGTTGATTCGTCATATACTGGTAAAGAAAGTGTACCAGCTACATTATATATTGTAGCCATTTGATATATTGGACATATTTCTTTTACTGTTTCAATTATTCTATCTGCAATTGTTACTGGAACTATTCCACCATTCGTAGATACGTCTAATGCTCTTTTGTCACCTTGTATAAAATTTAAAAAACTAGCTTCTTCTAAAGCTCTTACCTCATTTACTACTACTTCTACTTTATTTTCCATATTTCTCATTTCTCCTTCTACTTTGATAGTTGCATTAATATTAGCAACTTCTATCTTAACTTGTTCTGCTCTTTCAATTTCTTCATTGTTTAGAGCTCTTGTTTCAGCCTTTGCTGAATCCAACATAGTTTCAATTTCTTCAACTAAACTATTTCTTTTCTCAATTAATTCTTTTTCCATTAAAAATTTCCTCCTTAAAATTTTTACTTCTTTAACGTCTTGTAATTAAAGACGGTGCTATAAATTATCTATAAAAATATATAAAAAAAGAAAGCCTATTTTTCAAAATAAACTCTCCTTAATTATTCTTGTTTTGCAATATGAATAATTCTAAATCTTGCACTGTGTAATCGACAATAATTCTTTTGTCATCTTCTTTTTCTATAATTTCTTCTATTACCTCTGCCTTCTCAACAGAAGTTTCTTCTATAACTATTTCAGTATCGCCTACTCCAACTGTAGTATCTTCTTTCACTACGTCTGCCTCTTTAGGCCCATCATCTTTTTCAGCAATAATTTCACTAGCCATATTTTCTATTACTTCAATATCTTCTTCAGTACCTCTTAGCTCGATTGTTACGCAATCTTCACCTCTCATCTCAATAGACGTTGCTATATAAGCAGGTGTCATAGTAAGTATTGATACTTCACTTAAAGTAATGTCTTCTAACGTCCTGCATCTCATACCATTCGACATAGTTTCCCAACTGTCTTTTATAGTACTAAATCCAAATGACCATCCTTTTAATTTTCCTGCTTTCGCACTTGCAATAACTTCTTCATCTACTATCATGGCTCTTGCATGTAATCCTATATCATCTTCGTATAGTTCTAGACTACCTTGTTGAGTAGTACCCAAAACCTTTTGATGATTGAACATTACAGCAATATCATTAGCTTTTTCAATTGCTCTTTGAAATGTTTTAGATTTAACTTTTTCTACAAAGTCACCAGTGGCTTCACTAGCCATTTTCTTTGGTAATATTCTACTTTCACGTTCAACTGCATTTACATATCCCTCTATTGTAGCAACATTATTGCGTATCTCAATTTTCATTTTTATCACCACCTTTCAGAATTGTTTTGTCGTATTAGGTGTACAAAAAACTACTTTTGACTTACATCATTTGTTTTATTAATACCTAATCCAGTTATCTCACCCATATTCGGAGTGAAATATTGTTTACTGTTTATATCAAAAATTACTTCACCTAATGACATTGTAATAATGTCTAGTCCGCTTATAGATTCTAAATTTTCTATGTCTCTAATCTCATTCTTTGATAACCATCCAGCTTTCACAGCTTCACTATACGCTTTATATCTTTGTTCAACATTCCCTTTTAATAGCTCAGTAGTATCAAATACAAAATAAAAAGAACCCTTTTCAGATTCTAATAATAATTCTCTATTTAATGCTGTTTCAAATGCTTTTAATATTGGTAATATTGCAATCTTAATAAAGTTATTGTAAATTTCATCACTTACAGCACCTTCTAGTAATGATGCTGGTACATTAAATATTTTACATATCTCAGTAGCATTTGTTTTTTTATTTTCATTTAATTGCAATTCAATAGCTGTATTAGAACCCTCTTGAAACTCTAGTCCATCATTTAAGATTACTACATTTTCTGTGTTGTTCTTATATAGATTATTCCATGCCTCTTTAAGCACCTCCATTGCTTCAGTACTTAATTTATTCTTTGCTTTTAAGAAACCCTTCTTATTTCCACCTGTTTAACAAGTATATTTTCATATGCTAGTGTATTGTACGCTACTAAAAACGCTTTACAACTCTCGTCGATTACACTCTTGCCATTAGAACCATTCTCACTATCACGCAATACTTTTATAAACTCAAATGGTCTATAAGATTTTCCATTAACTAAAATGTCATAGTCCTTAAATACAGGGTCAACATTTGCGTTTATTGATATACTACTTCTTTTAACATAATGAATACTCTTCACTTTGTTTTTCTCTTTCTTTATATAAGCATACCCAGCACCTCTTAATAAATAATCCTTAACAATTGCTTTCTTAAATTGAAAACCATCTAAGGTATCTCGAGTATCGTCATTTAATAACTTAACTCTATTGTCTAAGATAGGTTTTGTTTCTCCATCTTTTTCTTGGTATAAATTAATAGGTATCATTGCTACTGTATTACTAATTAAAGCAACGCACGCTGCAACTGTTGGAATACTTAAAGCATTTTCTACTGTTATAGTATCAGTAACTAATGCAGCACTTAAAAGCACTTCTTCTAGTGTTGCTCTTTCTTCTTTTTTACGATTGAAAATTCCCATTTTCTCACCACCTCTCTAAATTGTCTGAACTGACCAGGTACAACTGTTTTGTAAAAACACATCCTGTTGTAATAAATAAACTGCATTAATCATAGCTGCAACCATATCTATTTTTCCATTTGATTTCTTTTTATTTACGTACTTATTTTTATTAGTATCATAAATACATTTTGCATTCTGAAAATTAATTTCTAACAACTTATTTTCAGTGTAGTGGAATTCATTATTTATTATTTTTTCTTCTAACAACTTTGTCGGAGCATGTAATATACTTGAATGTTGTCTGATTTCAATACAATTTAGTCCATTGTTTTCTAATTTTTGTACTGTTGACATGCAATTGAACCTATCATATCCAACACCTAGTATAGTTACCCTATACTTTTCTTCAATTGCTAGGATATATTCTTCAATTACACTATAATCAACTACTAAATCACCGCATGCTATACATTTATTTGCATTAATAAATTCTCCATATTTTATTTTTTCTTCTCTATTCTTTTCATCAATTCTTCCTTCTGGTATGAAGGCTATCGCTTCTGCATATATCGCTCCATCTTCTTCAGTTACCATTACTACTGAACAGTTATCAGTTGTTAATGCTAAATCTAATCCTAAATAAACATTTCTGCTTGTCCAGTCAAATGTAACAATCTTTCCTTTTTGTACATCTTTGATATTCACAAATGCTTCTGTCATATTAGAACTTACAAAGTGATTCATATGCTTAGTTAAATATTCTTCTGCCTCTTTAGGTTTTTCTATTGCTTTTGCTCTACTCTCTCTAATCTCTGTGTAGTTATCTTCAATTCTTAAAGGATTGCTCATGTATAGACCTGTGTCATCCCACAAATGTTCTTCTGTTGCATAATATACTAGTGCAAACATTCTCTTATTTATAATAGTGCCTGCATATACCTTACGAATATAATCTAGCTCTTCAATCATTATTGACTTGTCTTCTGCATAAGCAGTAGTAAGTTTAAAAATTAAGGGGTTTGATACTGATAACTGACCAGATTTCATAGCCTGTATATTTGAGTAATCAACAAAGGCTCCTATTTCATCTGCTACAAAAGCACTTGGTTTAATTGCGTTGTTCCTATTTGCTTCAGCTGTCCTTGGTTGATAGAATGACTTTGTTATTGAACAATCTATTTTTCCATTTAATGACTTAGGGACATTGAAGTATTTTTGTATAGCAGGACTAGCTGTAATAATTTGACTTATTGCTTTCTTAGTCTCAGCTGCAAGAGACCTATCTTTACATATGCTATAAAATTCAGAATAATCATCTTCTGTTAGCATCAAGATAATTATTATCAGAGCACATAAAAATGTTTTAGCATTCTTACGCGGTATGAAAAGTGTATTATCTTTATATCTAAACTTATCATGATTTTCTTTTAGTCTCCAACCAAAAATACTGAATAAAAAAAAAGCCTGGAAATCTACTAATCCTTCTAGGATTGTTTTTCCAATAACTCCATTAATTCCAGTGGCAAAATTCAAAAGACTTAGTAATCCTTCAATCACTTCTATTTTTTCATAATCTAAATAGAACTCAAATTCTGGGTCATCTTGTAATTCTAAATCCTCTAAGAACCATCGACACTGAGTTGTCACTTCATCCGTTGTTATTTGCTTGCCTGAGACAACATCTTCTGCATATTGTTTTGCCTTTTCATATAACAATTTAATCACCTATTTTCTTTTTAATACTTTTAATAACGGGTCTTCACTATTAAGCTTACTTGCTAAGTTTATATTTCCAATCTTCGCTCTACTTTGAGGCGATAATGAAAGTTCTGTAGTTGCTCTGAAAAAGTCTTTAGAATATTTCTCCTTCGTAGCCATTAGATTTTTATCACTTAATTTGCTACTGTCCATATTTATTTCATTTTCTATCTCTGCTAATCTACCAATCGCAATTGCTGCAGTTGTTAAAATGTAAATGTCTAAATTACCTAAAATACCACTAGTTCTAAGTTGCTCTACAATATAATTAAATATTGATTTTTGAGCCTCGTTTAAATATTCTGGTGGATTCAACTGGTTATCATTTCCTTTTAGTTTCTTTTCTGATTCAATTCTTTCTGCTACCTCTTCTGGTGTTTGATGTGGTCTTGCCAAAAGTGATGCACTTTTACATGGTCTCCCCATTTAAAATTCCTTCTTTCTATATTTTAATTTTTTATTATTTAATTAATATTTACCCCTCATTTGTCAAACTTTTATACTAAAAATATCATAACCTCTACAGCCCTACTCTCGCAAGGGCTCGTTTTGACGATATTTTTGCGAACAGAGTTCCGATGTGGGTTAACATTTTTTTCCAAAAATTAGTTCCCCTATGTAGGGGGGGATTTGTGCCTAGTTCTATTTTTCTTCTCGTTCCAAACTAGGCACGATATTTTGTCAAGCTTGTATACTAAAAATATTAGTATCTTTAGACAACAAAAAAGAACAGTACTTTGTTATATACTATCCTCTGTTCAGTTTATATCCTTTCAAACCATAGTTCCAAGGTCTTCTTCCGTTAGTATAACCTCTCTTTATACTTTCACTTAATTTCTTATTGTGGTCTCCATAATTACAGTTATATTTTCTACTACACCATTCTAAATTACTTGCCTCATTGTTAGCAGGATTGTTGTCTTTATGGTTTAATTCAGTATAACCTTCATCGTTGTTTAAAAAAGAAGCACCTACTAATCTATGTATATACAAGTTAGTCATAATTTTATTTTTTTTCAGATGTACAAATTTATATCCTTTGCTATTGTCCTGTTCTTTTATTATTCTGCCTGATACTTTGTCATAGAAAAAACTTTTAACTCTTCCTAAATTACTTATTTGATATAGCCCCTCATACTCTAAGATGTCTTTCCATACTTCCACATCTTCTTCATACTCATTAAAAGCTTCTGTTATTTCATTTGCGCATTTTCTTAGGCTCTCTGCTAATTCTATGAATGATAATCTTACTTCTTCTAAAGCCTCTGTAACATTCTCTATTCTTTCTTCTCTCTCAATTTGTGCCATTGCACTTTCAACTGCTCTATCTATTACTTCTATTTCTCTTTTGTTCATTTTTAGTTCCCCCTCTAAACGTTCGTATATTTAATAAACGTTCCTTATTTTTAGACAAAAAAAAAAGAACTATTTCTAGTTCCTATTACTTTAAATTTTCCATGTATTTGTAGGCTTGATACAGCCACTCAATATCTTTAGAGTATAAGTTTACTGTTCTATAATAAACCTTTGCTCACGGCATACAGACTGAGCTCAGGATTAATTTAAACTATCATTTACTCTGGCTGTTTTGCTTATTAATTATCTCTTCTATAATATCTCGACTGATTTCTCCTCTTTCAGCCATACCATGACACATTACGCATAATGCTATTAAGTTACTATCTTCTAATCTCAAATCATAATTACTCATTATTGGGATATTATGATGAACTTCTACATAGTCATAAGTTAATATATTATTTTTTAGGCACACTTGGCATAAGTAATTATCGCGCTTAACTATTTCTGCTCTCTTGTTAGTCCATTCTATACTATGTCTAAACTTGTTAGCATAGGTATCTTTCTTTAACTTCTTAGGCTTAGCAGGACAATCGTAATTGTAATCATGTATTTTCCCACACCAGCTACAACTTTTATACATCTTCCTTTGATATCCAATCTGTGAAAATTCTCTTTGGTATAAGGAATTCTAGCTCCTCAAATGCAGTCTCTTTACTATTAGAATATAACACAATTGGCTCTACTCTGTGACTTTCGCATCTATCTATTACTTCAACAGTAAATTTATATAGAGGTTGGTCCTCTAATTCTTCATCGTAATCTTCAACATCACAATCTACAACTGATAAGTTTTCTATGTTAAGTATAAAATTACCTCTTCTTTTGAATTCTACAAGAGCTGTTCCCTCATCTGCTTCAATATTGATTATTTTCCCTATCAAACATAATAATTTCTCATGCCCCTTGCATTCATCTTCTAAACCTATTAATTCTACTAAATCTCCAATTTTCATAATTATTTCCCCCTTCAATTATATTTTTCTAGCTTTCTCCATTGCTGCGTATGCTTCTAGTATTGATTTAACTTCAAATACTGTTCTATCTTTGCATAACTGTTGTATTGTTACTTCCTTTGCTACTTTTATTATTGCTACGTATATAAATACTATCACAAATATTATTAAAGCAAATATTATTACTGCGTTCATTAATTTCCCCCCTTTACTTATTTTTGGGCAAAAAAAAAGAGTTAATTTCTAACTCTTTTTACAATTGCCTTTATTATTTATAAACTTATATTCCATTTTGTATTTTCAAATATTTTCTTTAGTGTTGGATTTATTTTCCCGCCTTTGCAAAAAACAAATGGATTGCAAAACAATTGGTAAGTAATACCTACTTTGTTCTTGCAAAATAGTTCTTTTTTTACTAATGAATCTATAGCACCAGTAACAGAAGTTTTCCCTAATTCTGTTAATCTAATAAAGTCTTTTGCTACTAAAAAATTCTTATTCTTAAAATAAATGCCTCCTGTTTCATAATTTAAATTAATTACTCCAATTAATAATACTGCATACTCTGAAGAAGTTAAATTAACTTTTGATAATTCTACAATTGTATCTAAAAACATTTTTACAAATGGTTTACTAGCCTCTTTATCAGCTGAAGTAACAGCACGTGTAAATATATTTGCATTTAACAATAGTTGATAAGTGTTTCCTTTTTTATTCTTAATTATAATCCCTTTTTTACTCAATGCTTCCATACTATTACCTACAGTGTTCTTATCTAGTCTCGTTAATTTCTCTATAATACCTAATGTTGGACTTTCATTTGTTTTACCGTATATTACCTGCCCTGTGAAATCTAACATTGATAAACAAGTGAACAGTATTTTATACTCTGACTTTGTTAGAGCCATTAATAACTTAATGCCCCCTTGAAACACTTTCACAAATTCTTTCCCTTTTTGGAATACTTCTAATTCAGTATTATCCATTTTATCTTTTGTATTTGTATTCATTTTTATTCCCCCTATTTGTCTAAAACTTTATTCATGACCTTTGAAAAATCTTATAGTAATAGATTGGTCATCTATTTCATTTTGCATTAATATTAATTTACCTGTTACTTTTTGTGCTTTTGATATTAAAATCCATAGGTAGTTATTATTAAATATTTTTGGTATCTCTTCTAGCTCAAATGTAATCTCTTCAGTTACACCATTCACTAACTGTCTAAACTTATTTTCTGCTTGTTTGCAATTGTTTTCATATCTGTCTAATACCAGAGTTGGTATTAAGTTATTTGTTCTATAATATTCTATCACTATTTTCCCCTCCTTCTTTTTAACCTATATTTCATTTTGGCTATCCTAATATTATACTCTCGTAGAGTAATATTGTCAAATTCATTATCAAACTTCCTACTTTCATATTTACACCTCTATATAATTTAACTCTCGATATGAAATTAAAAAAAGAAAGCTGTGCAGAGCTTCCCTTTTTTAATCTTATATTGTAAAACGAAATTTTGTTATTTTCTCTCTATCATAATAAAGAAATATTATTTTATCGTAAAAACCTAGATAAAACCTAGGTTTATAGAAGATTTGTTCGGTGGCTACATACCATTTTTTATTTTTTTGTGGTATCTTTTATATTTCTCTAATCCCTCTACCTTAGCGCATTCTCGGCAGTATTTTAAGTTATTGTCTTTTTGGTTTTTTCTACCGACGATACTTCCAGTAACTTGTTTTTTAAATAATTTAATACACTTCTTACATTCTACTATAGCTGTATTCCCCATCCATTTCTCGTAGGATAAGATGGGGCGCAAATCCTTATCTGGAATTGTTCAATTGTTTCATCTTCTCTTTTTTCTGGTATTATACTTATCTGTTTAGACATAATTTAATATCCCCTCTCTAAAATAAAAAAAAGAAAGTTACTTTATAACTCTCTTTTGAAAACTGCATTTATGGAAAAATGCTGTTTATTCTCTATCATAATATATTTTTTAGAGTGGGTCTCTATAAACCTAGATAAAACCTAGGTTTATAGCAGGTTTGTATTAGGAGAATTCGTATTTTTCTTAGTTGTATATATTCTCTTTCTTCTCTCTAAGTCTTGAACTTTAGCACACTCTCTACAATATTTTAAGTTATTATCTTTTTGATTATTCCTTCTAATGATGCTTATACTGACTTGTTTCTTAAATAGTTTAATACACTTTTTACATTCTACGATATTAATATCCCCACTCCATTTATCATAATATAGTATAGGATGCCACATATCATGGACTGTAAAAGCGATATCATCTTCTATTACTTCCCTATCTAATTTATTATCGTAATACCTTACACTGCTTACTATAGGCTATGTACATATTAATTTGCATTTGTGGAAGGTTACAGGAAACCCGTGAGGGTTCCCTGTCTTATATTTTATGTAAACTAATGACAGTCTAAAAACCTAGACTTTATATAGGTTTTTCAAAAAACACTTTTAAAAAACAATCCAAAAACTCTTGTAAACGTTGGTATAGAGCCATTATGAACAGGCGAAGGCAAACAAATATCGTGCTGCTTCACTCTTTCTATTATTTTCTACGAAAAAATATCAATCACTTAGCCCACAGAATTAATGTATGTTATTATTATTATATATATATTATATATAATAGTATTAGAGGAGCACGCTCCTATACAACACGTCGAATGAGCGTTGTGACAGCCTTTGCTGGAAGTTTGTCGAGTTCACGAAATTAGGAAGACCAGTTCACGAAATTAGGAATAGATTTTTGCTATTCCTATTTTTATGAACTCGGAAAAAGTTCTTTTTTAGATTAGATTTTGACAAAAAATATGTTTTGTTATTTATGAAAAAAATTAATTGTATTTTCTATTATTATATCTTAAAAATTATGTGAGTGGGAATTGTGAGCCTCATACACAAAAGTAATATCTTAGGAACATAAGTTTACTACTATAGAATAAACTTTCATACAGATACCCTTCTTGGAACTCAGGATTGATTTAATTCTTAAAGTTAAAATGATATTACAATTAAAATATATAAGACCTAAAATTGAATTCTTACTTTTACTAAAATTATAATAAAAGTATACCCAATAAAACAGTCGTTTTATTGGGTATACATGCCTATTTTCTCCTCATTCTAATATTTATATTTTTCTCACTCAATCTTTCTAAAGGATTTAATTCATTGTAATTATTTTTCAAATCATTAGCATATAAATTTACATATTGTCTTGTCATATCTAGTGTTTTATGATTTAATAACCTTTGTAAAGTAAACACGTCTCCGCCTGCTACAATCCACATACGCGCATATGTATGTCTAAATGCATGTATACTAGTTCTTTGTACTCCTCTTAATTTATTATAGTCTGAAATATTCTCTTGTAAGACCCTTATTGCCAATTTAGAGCCCTTTACATTACAGAATAGGTAATCTTTACTTTCTCCTTTTCTAATACGTATATACTCCAATAAAATCATTTTTAAAGTGTTGCTCATTGGTACAATTTGCTCTCTTCTAGTTTTAGTGTAATTATAACTAATTAACTCATCTCTAAAATTTAAATCTTCTATTTTTACTGATAATGCTGTTGACAATCTAGCACCTGTAGAAATAAAGAAATTAATTATAACCCAAGTCCTATATTTAACGAATGTACATTTTTTTATATCTGGCTTTTTCAATAATATCTTTAATTCGTTTTCTATATAAGTTTCTTTTTGTGAAGTGTCAGCTTTTATTAATTTTATTTTAAATCTCTCAATATAATTTTCGTCCATAAAATAATATAATATTGCTCTTATTCCTCTGAGATTTGTGTTAATTGTTACATCTGCTAAATTATTATCTTTCTTTAAATATATTATGTAGCTTTCTACTAATTTTTTATTAATGTTTTCCAATTTTAAACTACCTAATACTTTTTGTAATTTTTTCCATGACTCTTTATAATATTCTATTGAAGCTGGTCTAAGATTTTTTACAATACAATTATTTATAAAGTTTTCAAATGCATCTTTAATAGAAATATCTATATTCGCTTTTAAACTTATCAAATTTTACCCCATTTCTGTATTAAAATTTGCATAAAAAAACCACACCAGATTATGAGTTTTCTCATAAAATAATCTGACGTGTTTTTTGATTTCTATATATTTGACAAAACGCTTATAAACGTTGTTAATTCAACCTTTTAAGGACTTGAACCCACACAGTATCGCTACCATCAGATTTTGAGTCTGACGCGTCTGCCAATTCCACCATTTCGACATAAATAAAAGATACATTAATATATTAACACATCTTTTATAAAAAATCAATAGTTTTGATATTATTTTTCA